TCATACCCCACAACCATACTGGATAGGAGAATGAATATGAACGATGATGGAGCACCGATTCTTATTTTGATCTACTATTTTATTTTTGTAGCACTACGTTTAATTTGTAAACAAGCATTCGGCGTTTAAAATCATTAGCACATTATTTGAATAACGGCATAGACTGGTAAATAAACAAGAATAGAATAACCAAAACGATATATGCCATAAAAGGCAAGACATAAAATTGGAACACGAATTTAACCTCAAATAAGGTTCTCCTATTTTTAATATATAGTTTATGATTATATCGAAAAGTAGTTGTCAAGCCACCATTTCCAATTTTTCGTGAAAGCAAACTAATCATTGTGATTATTCGGTCTGATACATTATCGAACTGATCTTTCTTTTTTGCGGGGTCAGTCTCATTTATAAATGCATAGAAATATTCAATCAGTTTGCCGTCGGCATAGGTGAGATTTTCTTTCATAAATTGAAAGGCTTCTCTAATGTGTTTATCATCTGTTTCAACTGATCTGACATAATTGAATAAATCCTTTTCCAACATATTGAACAGAGGAACATAAAGTTTTTCAAGTCTTTCTTTCGATAAAGGCGTGTTTCGCACTTTATAATATACAAATAAAGTAACGCCTGCTGATAATAAGGATAGAAACGCTGAAATAAGAAATTCCATAATACCCTCCAAACAGCCGCTCCTCCGAGCGGCTTTTATTTTTTTGCACAAATTTGCCATGTGATTTTTGTGCAGTGCAACAATAATCCTAAATTTGTGATTTTAGCGTTGACAAATCCTATTTTTAGGATTATAATATATATGTAGCAAAGCCATGACAAAGAAATGCGACAATAATCTTAACCGCTCCGGCGGTTTTTGTTATTTAAGGGCTAGTCACGAAATTTCTTGTGTGAATCGGGACTGTCTGTTCTACCTAGTAGGTAATCTACAGAGCAGTCAAGATAATCGGCAATTTTAGCAAGGCTAAACGATGACAGCCCTTTTTTGTCAGTAACTTGGCTAAGAGTGTTTATGTTTAGGTCGCAGGCGGTTAAAACATCTTTTATTAGGACGTTTTTCTCTTTTGCCCTTGATTTTATTGCCACTATCAATTCTTGTGAATTATACATAATTTTAGTCTCCTAAGACTGTAACAATATACAAAAATCAAGAAATTTAATGATTTCTATTGAAAATCAAGAAATTTCGTGATAAAATATACATGTAGCAAAGCCATGACAAAGAAATGAGACAAATCCACCACCCGAAAAGGGGCGGCAGAACAGTATTATATTCCTCACAACTCTATAATACTACAATTCTAGCATTTTGTCAAGGTCTTACTACAAAACATCTCAGAAAGGGCGTGATTTTATAGCACTCGCAAATTATAAACTTTTCCGCGCAGAGATACGCAAACAGCTGGATCTCCGCGACTGGAAGTACAAAGACCTCGCAAAGGCTTCTGGGTATTCAGTAGCTGCCATTGAGGGGTTCATGGGCGGCTACCGCGTGAATGACAGAATAGCCGGAGCGATAGCAAAGGCGCTGGATATTCCGGCGTATATGGCAACGTAAGGAGGTGAACACAATGCCGAAACTGAAACCCTCGCCGATCAAGGCGCAGGCGGACATAATCCACCGCAACATAGTTTCCCGCGGGGCATATTTCGGTTGCTTCACGGACAAGGAGTTCGGGTCGCGGCTCGGTATGGCGGCTTCAACGTTCTGCGCCCGTCGCGCGAACCCGTCAGGCTGGCACCTGGACGAACTTATCAAGGTGACGATATCATTTAAGTGCACGCTCAAATGGCTCGTCGAGGACCACAGCGATGAACTGAAAGAGGTGCACACATGACCGAGCAGGAAAGAATCGCCCTGATATCCGAGATAGCGGCAGACATCGAAGAGATAAACGGAGGGACCCATGCTGACAACATTTGAATTAAGCAAGAAACTCACAGAGCTGAACGCCGAGTTCCGCAAAATGCTGAGCACCAATGACGGCGCCGAGCTGCTCCGCTGGGTCGGCGTTGCGATGGAGTTCACGGAAGCGCTGCTCGCGGAATCCGTGGATTCGGGAACCCTTACGCAGAACGAGCGTGGGGCTATCCTCGCGGCGAAAGCCTCGAGTAAAAATCACTACGACAATCTCCAATATCTTTTAAAGAGCCGGACAGAAAAGGAGATGGCACTCAAATGAAAGCTTTACCTTACATCATCGCAATGTTCGCGGGATTGTTCGCGCGGACGTTAGCCGCAGCCATCGGCGGCATTGACTATACGATGGACGGGCACGATTTCCTTATGATGATCCTGGCGATAATCGCGGTGTGGTCGTTCAAGGGAGCGTTCCTGACAGGAAGGAGGACAAGACGTGTACACGCCAGAGCAAAGGGACACAGCGGTCGAGCTGTACCGCAGAGGAAACAGTCTGAGGACATGCGCTAAGGAGATAGGCTGCTCGCATGCTATAGTCCGCAAGTGGGTCCGTGAAACAGACGTACCCGTAAGGAGATACGGCGCGCACGTTTACCCCGAAGATATCCGCGAGGAAGTACTCAGAGCGCACCGCGAGGGTTTGTCGCTCCGGGATATAAAGCGCGGATTCGGCTGCTCGCCACAGACAGTCGTGGCATGGGAAAAGAAAAACCGCTCCTGAACGGCAATTCGGGAAGCGGCAAACAAAAAATATCACATGCTCATTATATCATGAGCGAAAGGAAAAGTCAAGTGAAAGAAGAATATAAAAGCCGGGTCTACACCGACCGCCCTGCTTACGCAGATCTCCCGGCGCCGGACAAGTTCCAGGCGATCATGGGGATAATCGCAACGCGGCTCAGACAGCACCCGAATGCGATATGCAGCTACTCCGGCGGCTCGGACAGCGACATCATGCTCGACCTTATCGAGCGCACCCGGGAAGCGTTCAACCTCCCGCCGGTCAAGTACGCCTTTTTCAACACCGGGCTGGAGATGGCGGCGACGAGAAACCACGTCAAGGCGACTGCCGAGAAGTACGGCGTTGAAATTAATACATACCGCCCGAAGGTCGGAATCGTCAACGCGGTCCGCAAGAACGGAGTGCCGTTCGTTTCGAAGATTATGTCCGGCGGGATTTCCGAATGGCAGCGGAAAGGCGTTCCGCTGTCGATAGCTGAGGAGTACGAGCAGGCGGAGGACAAGGCAGCAAAGCGCGCAGAACTGAAAGAACGTTACCCGAAGTGCGAGAGCGTTATAAACTTCCTCTGCTGTTGCAACAGCGCCGGAGAGCCGCGCCCGAACATTCAGCTTGTAATCAACAGTTCCAAGTATATGCGGGATTTTATCGGCGAGTATCCGCCAGATTTCAGAATCAGCGCAAAGTGCTGCGACTGCTGCAAGAAGCAGGTCGCACACGCCGTCCAGAAAGACTTCGACATGATTATCACCGGCGAGCGCCGCGACGAGGGCGGCATGAGGTCAGTTCCCCGAAAGGACTGCACGACAATGTGCTTTACGGAAACCAGCTCCGGGCAGTTCCGCCTGCGCCCGCTGTACTACGTCAGCGACGCCGACAAGGCTTGGTACAAGGAAAAGTATGATGTACGGTATTCCGACGCATACGAGGTATACGGTCTAACCCGGACAGGCTGCTGCGGTTGCCCGATTTCATACAAGGCAGTCGCAGACCTGGAGAAAATCAAGCCGTATGAGCCGAATGTAGTCAAGGCTGCATGGAACATCTTCGGTGACAGTTACAGATACCGCGAGCAGTACAACCAATACAAGAAGAAGCGTATGGAATTTGAAAAGAGCGGCGGACAGCGTACGCTTGATGGCACACATTTCATAGACGCAGGCGAGAAATCGCCGGAGGAGCGCGAAAAGATACTCCAGGGCATTCTTGAAACGATAAAGGAGAAGTAGAATGAACGACTACAGAATAAAAGCGATGAAGCTGCAGAATTTCTGCGGTATTCGGTCGCTTGAAATAACGCCAGACGGCGCGGACGTTTCGGTGTACGGCGACAACGCGACCGGCAAGACTACCATCGCGAACGCGTTCGCGTGGCTGTTCACCGGGAAGAACGCCAGCGGCACCGCGGATTTCGACCCCGCGCCGCTGGACAGTTTCAACGCAAAGATACATAACCTCGAAACTTCCGTAGCGGTGAAATTCATTGACGGCACCGAGTACCGCCGGGTGCTTACGGAGGTCTGGACGAAAAAGCGCGGAGAGGTCACGGCGCAGCTGACAGGCACGAAAACCGCGTATTTCAAGGACGATGTGCCGCTGAAAGAAAAGGAGTTCAACGCCGATGTTGATTCGCTTTTCGGCGGCGCGGAGAAGTTCCGCATGCTGACGGCGGTCGGGTACTTCCCGGCGGTCATGGACTGGAAAGCGCGCCGCAAGCTGCTGCTTGAAATGTGCGGAGATGTCCGCGATGAGGACGTAATCGCTTCCACGCCGGAAATTTCCGAACTTCCCGGACTGCTGGGCGGTCACAGCGTGGACGATTTCCTGAAAGTAGCGAAGTCCCGCAAAACCGCGCTGAAAAAGGAACTGGACACCATTCCCGCGCGTATCACCGAGAACGAGAACGCAGCTTCCGGAGCGCCCTCGGCGGACGAAATACCCGCCGTTGAAGCGGAAATATCCGCGCTCGAAAAGCAGGAAAAGGACATCGCCGCGAAGATATCCGCTTACAATACGCCCAGCGCCGCAGACGAGCGCCGGAACGCCCTCAGACAGGAACTTGAAAAGCGCCGCACCGAATATCTCAGCGAGCATAACAGGCGGGTCGGCGCGTATAATATCCGGCTCTCTGAACTTGCCGAAAGGCGCGATGAGCTGTATTCCGAGCGGTCGCCGCTGCTGGTTAAAAAGACAAGTCTTCCGCGACAGATAGACGAAATGAAAAAACTGAACCAGCAGCTTCATGACCGCTGTGATGAGATACGCGCCCGTGAATATGCCAGCGGCGATACATGCCCCCGCTGCGGTCAGAAACTCCCGCCGGAACAGGCGGAAAAAGATATCGCGGAATTTAATCAGCGTAAATCTGAGGAACTTTCAGCGATAGTCGCGAAAGCAAAAACTACCTGCCACAGGGACATGATATCCGCGCTGGAATCCGAGTTTGAAACCGTCACCGCAAGGGTCTCCGCGCTTGATGAGAAGTTTAAAGCGGTCGAGGAGGAACTCGAAGCCCTCCGGAACAGCAAGCCGGTCAGCGCGTTCGAATCAACCGCCGAATACGCCGAACTCAACGCGCAGATATCGGCGATAAAGGACAATGGCGAAACTCAGATACCCGCCGACCTGCTGGACAGTCAGAAAGACATCGCGGACAGGCTTGCGGCGGCAAAGGAGAAGCTTTACAGGGCACGCGCGGCTCAGGATATCCGCAGGCGCATTGCGGAACTGGAAGCGCAGAAGAAGTCCCTCGAATCCGAATATGCACAGTGTGAAAAGGGCGAATACCTTTGCGAACAGTTTATCAGGGCAAAGGTATCAATGCTGGACGAGCGCATAAACAGTCGCTTCCGCACGCTGAAATTCAAGCTGTTCCACGAACAGCAGAACGGCGGTCTGCAGGAAATTTGCAAGGTGCTGATACCATGCGAAAGTGGGCTGGTAGAGTACGAAAAGGCGAACAGCGCCGCGCGTATCAACGCCGGGATAGAGATAGTGAACGTCCTCGGCGAGTATTTTGGGGTACGTCTCCCAGTGTTCTGCGACAATGCCGAAAGCGTGACCGCGCTCACGCCCTCGGACGGTCAGGCGGTAAGGCTGATAGTTTCGGAAGCGGACAAGGCTCTGAGGTTCGAAGCATGAAGCAGGAAGTTGAAGTATTCACGGTACAGGCGGCGCGGTGTCTGCGCTGCGGCGGTATTCTGCTTTCGGAATACGGATTGAAGCACGGAATGGGGCACGTCTGCAAGGCTAAGTATGAAGCCGAGCACGCGGCTCCTGACCCGAACCAGATAACATTTTTTGAGGAGGATAAAAATCATGGGAAATCAGTTAGCAACGATTAAAACGGAGGTATTTGACAAGGTTCAGGCGGTAGTTAAAAATTACACGAACAGCGGTGAACTGGCGCTTCCGGAGGGATATTCCCCGGATAACGCAATGAAGTCCGCTTGGCTTATTCTCCAAGAAGCGGTAGATACAAATAAGCGTCCGGTGCTCGAAAGCTGCACCAGGGTAAGCATTATAAACACGCTCCAGTCAATGCTTTATCAGGGGCTGAACCCGGACAAGAAGCAGTGCTATTTCATTGCCTATGGTGACAGGCTTACGCTCCAGCGGTCGTATTTCGGCTCGATGCATGTGGCGCGCATGGTAGACCCGTCCATCACCGATATCTGCTATGACGTGGTGTATGAGGGCGATATTTTCGAGATGGAAAAGCGCCGCGGTCATACAATCATCGCAGCGCACCGCCAGAAGCTTGAGAACGTTGACAAAAACAAGATAATCGCCGCTTACTGTTCCGTATTCCGTGGGGACACCGAGGACACCACAGTAATGACGATGGACGAGATAAAAGCCGCATGGCGTAAGTCTCGCATGAATCCGGTCGATGAGCGCGGAAACATCAAGGCAAACAGCACACACGGTCAGTACACAAAGGACATGGCTATAAAAACAGTAGTAAACCGCGCGTGCAAGTACATAATCAACAGTTCAGACGACAGCAGTCTACTGGCTCAGGCAGTAAGAAGAACCTACGACGACACCCAGACCCGCGCGGATATCGTTGAGGACGAAATCCAGCAGAACGGATTCAGCACCGATATTGATATCCCTGACGAACCCACGCCCGAGCCTGCACCGGAGGAATCCGCGCCCGCTCCTGCGCCTGTTCCGGCTGACGAGGACTTTTAATGGATATCAGGGTTTTAGGCAGTTCCAGCAAGGGCAACTGTTACATCGTTTCCGATGGCACAACAAAACTCCTGCTGGACTGCGGCGTGCCGATAAGGCGTATTCTTCCGGGGATAGATTTCAAGCCTGAGAGCGTGTCGGGGTGTCTCGTCACGCATTCCCACGGCGATCATGTGAAGTCCGCAAAGGACCTTATGTTTCGGGGAATCAGAGTATACGCAAGCGCCGGGTGCATAGGCGCGGCGGGTATCGGCGGCGCTGTTCCGGTGAAGTCAATGAAGATGTTCACGCTGGGGACGTTCCGGGTTCTTCCGTTCGACACGCAGCATGACGCGCCGGAACCGCTGGGCTTCCTGCTGAAAAGCACGGTCACGGACGAAAAACTGCTGTATTTTACGGATTCGTATTATCTGAAATATCGCTTCACCGGGATAACGCATATCCTGTGTGAAGCCAACTACGACCCGGAAATCCTGCGGCGGCGTGTGGAATCCGGAGAAGTTCCGCGAATGCTCGCAAACCGCGTTATATCCTCGCACATGAGCATTGACCACCTGGAGGATTTTCTCCGGGCGTGCGACCTCTCGAAGCTGCGGAAAATCTGGCTGTGCCATCTTTCGGACGGCAACAGCAACGCAGCGGAGTTCAGGAAAAGGATACAGCGGCTGACCGGAGTAGAGGTCGAGGTCTGCTGATTTGCAGTAAAATGCAGTCCCGCGCATGCGAGAATAAAGGCGAAAGGAGTGCATGAGAATGTACAACAAAGTGATAATGATGGGGCGTATCTGCTCTGACGTGGAGTTAAAATCGACCCCGAACGGCACTAATGTCTGCTCGTTCCGGATAGCGGTGGACAGGCGGTTCCAGCAGTCCGGCGAGGAACGCAAGACGGATTTTTTCAATGTGGTCGCGTGGCGTGCTACGGGCGAGTTCGTCAACAGATATTTCGGCAAGGGTCGCATGATACTCGTAGAGGGCGAAATGCAGACCCGGCAGTATACGGATAAGTCCGGGAATCAGTCAACGTGGTATGAGATAAACGCAGAGCGCGTAAGTTTCACGGGGGAGAAATCGAACGCTTCCGCCGCTGAGAATGCTCCGGCTGCACCTCCGGCGAGTGCTCCGCAGGCAGCCCCGGCGGCTGATTTCAGCGCTGGCGGCGATCCTTATCCGTTCTGATAGGAGGATATGCATGACAGAGGGTATACCATACTTCTCTCTGGATTGCCAATTTGATGATAAACTTGAAGAAATAGAGGACGCATTCGGAATGAAAGGGCTTGGAATCATAATCAAGCTTTTTCAGAAGATTTACGGTGTACACGGATACTATTGTGAGTGGAACGACGGGGTGGCGTCACGGTTCGCAAAGCGTGAAGCATTTGTGGGTACTGACGTTGTTCATGAGGTCGTTGCCGCTGCACTCAGGGAATCCAAAAACCATGAATCTCTCTTTGATAGGGAAATGTATGCGAAATACGGAATACTGACCTCTCGCGGAATCCAGAAAAGATATCTGAAAGCTGCGAAAGCAATGAAACGCAAGGACATTTTCCCTATTCCGGAATACGTCATTATTCCTTTAGATGATTCAAATTCGGGCAACTCTGGAAAAAACACCGGAAATTCCGGAAAAAATGCAAAAAACTCCGGAAAAAACACCGATAATTCTTCCCTAAATGAAATGGGAATGAAATTAAATGAAATGGGAATGGGAAGTAATGCGGCTGCGCCGCCTGCCCCCACCCGCGAACAGCTTGTCCGTAAATACGGAGAAAAAAACGTTGCCTTGTATGAGCAGAAACACCAGAACTGGCAGGAACGCAAGAAGATCCCGGGCGGTATCTCCTATGCAAGAATAGCTGAATGGCTGATTGCCGACGGAGTTCCGGAGCGCAACAGCAGCATAGACCCGGCAGACGTAGAGGAAGAACTCAGAAGACAGTATTCGGAGGGAGGATAGCATGGTAATAGACATAACAGTCCCAGGCGAGCCGTTCGGGAAGCAGAGACCGAGACACAGCCGGGTCTCCGGCACTACATACACGCCCAGGGAGACGAAGCTGCATGAACAGCTTATTCAGTGGGCGTACCGCAAAGCCGGAGGACGTAAGTTCCCGGAGGATTCGGAAATCAGAATCACGATAATCGCAGTGATGGGCATTCCGAAAAGCACTCCGAAATATCGCAGGGCGGATATGCTTGACGGCAAGATTCGTCCGACCAAGAAACCGGACTGGGATAACATAGGCAAACTAGTCTGCGACGCGCTGAACGGCGTGGCTTATGACGATGATAAGTGCGTGTGCGAGGCTCGTGTAATCAAGCTATACGGAGATGTCCCGCACTTGCGGGTCAGATTGGAGGATATTAATGGTAAACAGTGATAACTTAAGGCTAAACATGAACATGTTCGCAAAAGAAGTCCACGAGAACGCAGTAAATCACGGCTGGTGGGACGAGGAGCGCAGCTTCGGCGAACTGATAGCGCTCTGCCACTCGGAACTGCTGGAGGTGAGCGAATGAACAAACTTCGTTTAGTAATCAACGACGCGATAATGCGCTGCAAGACGAAACATGACCTGCATTATGCGATATGCGCTAAATTCGAATTCGAGGTCCTCGGCAACATCTACTACAATCCGGAATTATTTGACGAAGGAGAAACGTAATGCTCTGGAAATATTTCAAACAGCAAGAGTGTTGTGATGGGTGCCCATTGCTGGAGAACGAACTCTGTTCTGGCGATATTGTTTGTTATGGCGGAGAACCTATAGAACCACCGTGCTGCGTCTTTGACGATGATACCGACATGGATAAATGGGTTGATGATATGCTTGCTCAAAAGCTTAGGCGCGAAGAAGCTGAGGACAAACGGCTGAAAGCAGAACAGGAAAAGAAAGAACGAGCTAAAAAGGCGGCAGATACCCGAAGAGCTATGCGCTGGTATTGCAGAGATGAAATCCAAACGTTGAAAAAAGCCCGCAAAGCGCTTGAAGCGCAAAGAGCTTTAGAAAGCTTTGTCTCTAGTTTTGCAGAAGCAATCAACTTTGCTAACGAGATGTTCCGCTACGAAGAAAGAGTGGGCGTGAAGCCTGAAGTGTCTGCTGAGGTTTTGCGCTTGGAGGCGGAGGTTGAATCAGCAAAGGAAGCATATGATTCCAAAAGAGAACAGTTTTATGCTGAACGCAAGAATAAACAAATGGAGGTGAGCGGGAATGACTAATCGCGAGCGGCTCGCATTGGCACTCGGATGTTCTGAATACGAGGACAAAGATGTAGCGGATATCATTTCGGACAGTCTTATGGAGATTACGGACGAAGATGATTGTTCGGCTACCGTGATATGCGGCAGGGATAAGGAACTGCTGACGGAATGGCTCGGAAAGGAGTGCGAGGAATGACTAACGAAAAATTAAAAGAAATTAAAGAACGCCTGTTCACAGAGAACGACAAACGGCGTCGCATGGAGCAGGAACAAGCCAATGCTTGTGCGAACTATTATGAGCGCGGAGTAAATGACGCGCTTACAGCGGTATCGTTTGCGCGTCCCGAGCAACAGAATCAACCCGCTTCAGAGACGCGCACGAACCTTGACCGCATACGCGCCATGAGTGCGGAGGAGATGGCAAACCGAATAATTAGCCTGGACTTAGCGTGCGAATTTTGTCCTGTTGATACCCCCTGTTTTGCACAAAAGCAGGGCGGCAGCGAGTGCAGACAGCATATTGCAGAGTGGCTCAACAGCCCTGCAAAGGAGGATGCGGAATGAGTGAATACATAGACAAGAGCGCGGTTATTGCCAAGATAGACGAGTTTGTAAATCAGAACGCAGCGTACGGGTTCTCCGTTGATGTTTTTGGCATCATGATGAAGAAGATGGTTGAGAAGTTGCCCGCCGCCGATGTCGCGCCGGTGGTGCGCTGTAAGGAATGCGAACACTGGGGAACACGAAAGGCTGACGGATATGGTTTCTGCTGCATATGGGGAGCGAGCGTTAAAGAAAATGCCTTTTGCAGCTCTGGTGTAAAGGAGGATGCGGAATGAGTGAATACATAGACAAGAGCGAGGCGGTAGGTGAGGGTTATCTGGCTGACTGGTATATCCATTCAGTTGCTGAATACGGCGATGAAAAACTGAATGAACCTCGATGGACGGAAAAGCACATCGAGGAACTAACACAGGATTTCATCGTTATTCCGAAAGACACTCCCGCCGCTGATGTTGCACCGGTGGTGCATGCGAAGTGGATAACCATTGATGGCATTTCAAGATGTTCGGAATGTGGGTACATTCCTGCTTACGACAGTGCTATTGACGACCTGTTTTATTCGCCGTTCTGCCCGAACTGCGGCGCTAAGATGGACGGAACGATATCATAGGAGGCGATAACGATGTTGTTCGTGGCTTTACTGCCCATGGCGATCTTTTTCATAGTGGGATATATCAGGGGATATTACGATGGGCGAAATGGTAAGGAATGAGGTGACACCAATGTCTGAAATCAAGCTAAAGCCCTGCCCGTTCTGCGGGGGCGAGGCAGAAATATTCCGTTGGCAGGCACACATTAACGATGAATACCACTCAGACCTAGTATGCACAAACTGCGGCGCTGGATTTCACAATGTTTCATCGGAAAAAGCGGCTTTTAAGGCTTGGAACAGGAGGGCTGATACCAATGAACACTAAAGCATATGACCGCTACCGGATAGACCGGAACGTATACAATGAGCTGAAATGGCTGTGCCGTCAGTACTACGATATGCGCCGCGACATTGCCGACTGCTACGGAATATCAGCCGTGAATTACGACAGCACCGGCGCTGCTAAGGGCAACCACATCAGCGACCCGGTACAGGAACGCTCCGACAAGGCAATGCGGCTCCGCGCTGAGGTCGAGATGATAGACCTTGCGCTCGAACAGACCGCCGCCGAACCTGTCCGCGGGTATATCAAGAAGTCTGTCACGCTCGGGACCAGCTACGAATACCTCGGGAGAGTTCCGTGCGGGAGACAGCAGTTTTACGAATTTCGCCGCAAATTCTTCTGGCACCTCGCAAAACTGAAAAAGGGATAACCATTTTTCGAAAAAACGTGTTATACTGATATCATGAAATTTTGAGAAACGCTCAGGCACACGCCCGTGCGCTTTTTCTATGCCCGAAAGGAGGGACATCATGCTAGTTCTGAAAAAGAAAGTGAAAAGGTTTTCAATCGGCGGCGGAATAGCACGGCTCAATAGAGAACTATCTAGGCTCCCAACCGATACCGAATGCTTCAAATTCATATCTGATGGAAGTTTTTCGACGATTTGCTTTATATCGGCTGTTTGCCTGAAAACTCGGGTAAAGTCATTGCATGTGTCTACTTTTGCTATCGGCAAGAAAGAAATTCTTGCACTTAAAGCGCTTTCCGACAAAGGTCGCATAGACTACGTGTATTTTCTTTTTCAGAAACGGCTCATGGATTACAAGAATGGTTATACAGAGCTTTTTGAAAAGGTACTTTCAGAAAAAAAGTGGGAGTACGGCGATTCACTCAATCATAGTAAAGTTCTCATTTTCGATACCGACTACGGAAAGTTTGTTCTCGAAACCAGCTCAAATTTAAACGAAAATCCCCGTGTGGAGCAGTTCAGCTTTGAAAAAGACGAACTGCTCTATGATTTTTATTTGCGTAATTTATTCTGTAAATTCTGAAAGGAGCGTTGAGGTTGACCGAAAAACAGAAGAAATTTGCTGACGAATATCTTGTTGACCTCAATGGAACCCGTGCATATAAAGTCGCATATCCGTCCGTGAAATCAAACAAAACCGCTGGTGTTAATGCTGCTAGATTGCTAGGAAATGCTAGTGTTCGTGCTTACCTTAACGATCGCCTTGAACAGCTTCACAACGAGCGCACTGCCGATGTTCAGGAAATACTTGAGTATTTAACAGCAGTCATGCGCGGCGAGGAAAAGGAAGAAAAAATGGCTGCAAACGCACTTGGCGAAATGGAAGCATACAATGTGCGTAATCAGGCTAATCAGCTCAAAGCCGCCGAGCTTCTCGGTAAGCGGTTCGGGCTGTTCACCGAGAAGGTAGCTGTTTCCGGCAGCGGCGTTGTCCAGATAGTGGACGATATCCCAGATGGCTAACCTGACGGATATTATTGCTCCGCATTTCTATGCGCTTCATCGTGACATTTCCGCCGGACTGCACACCCACTACTGGCTGAAAGGCGGGCGCGGTTCCACGAAATCATCTTTTGTCGGCGCGGAAATACCCCTCGGCATGATGAAAGACCCGGAAGCCAACGCGGTAGTTATCCGCAAAGTCGGGCTGTACCTCAAAGACAGCGTTTACGAGCAGCTTCTCTGGGCGATAGACAAGCTCGGCGTTTCTCACCTCTGGCAGGCGAAGCTGTCGCCGCTGGAACTTGTGTATACCCCGACCGGACAGCGCATTCTTTTCCGGGGCGCGGATAAGCCGAAGAAGCTGAAATCCACCAAGGTGCACAAGGGCTACATCAAGTACGTCTGGTATGAGGAAGCGGACGAATTTGCCGGTATCGAGGAGATACGCACGATAAATCAGTCGCTGCTGCGCGGCGGTACTAAGTTCGTGGTGTTCTACACCTACAACCCGCCGAAGTCCCAGCGCAACTGGATAAACGCAGAGGTCGCAGCCCCCGCGCCGGATAAGCTGGTGCACCACAGCGACTATCGCGGAGTTCACCGGGAATGGCTCGGCGAGCAGTTCCTCGCGGAAGCGGAATATCTCCGCGTGAATAACCCCGCCGCATACGCCCACGAATATCTCGGAGAAGTCACCGGCACCGGCGGCGAGGTGTTCCCGAACGTCACCGTGCGGACTATTCCCCCGGAGGAGCGCGCAGCGTTCGCTCATATCCGCCGCGGGCTGGACTGGGGCTACGCCGCCGACCCTACCGCCTATGTGGTCTGTGCGTTCGAGATGGGACGGCTTTATATTTTCGGCGAGATATATCGCTACGGGATAAAATACGACCCGCTCGCGGAAGCGATAAAAGCGGAAAACACGCTGAACAATACGATATACGCCGAATGCGCCGACCCGCGCAGCAATGAAGAAATGCGTTCCCGCGGACTGAAAATCACCGCCGTGAAGAAAGGCGCGGGTTCAGTCGAGCACGGCATAACATGGCTGCAGAACCTCGCGGAAATAGTCATCGACCCGGTCTCCTGCCCGAACACCCGCCGCGAGTTCTGCGGGTATGAGCTTATCCCGGACGGCAACGGCGGTTTCCGGGACGAGTTCCCTGACAAGGACAACCATTCGATAGACGCAGTTAGATACGCGCTTGAAAATTACATCGGGCGTAAGACCGCAAAAATAGCCAGCAGAAAGGAGCTTGGAATTTACTGATGATAAAGCCGTTCACCATATCCGCAGACACTCCGGTCACACCGAAAGTCGCCTGCAAATTCATCAAGGAGCATACCTTGCACACGCACGCCAGATACGACGCGCTGGAGCGCTACTACGAGGGAAATCACCCGATATGCGACCGCGAGAAGCGTTCAGTCCTCGCGAATAATAAGCTGGTGTGCAATCACGCGAAATACATCTCGGACACCTGCACAGGCTACTTTGCGGGCAACCCGGTAAAGTATTCCGGCGGGAATATAGAGCCGCTCCTGGCGCTGCTGAGAGCCGCTGACAGCGACACTCAGGACATAGACCTTGCGCAGAAAGCGAGCATATTCGGCACGGCGTACGAGTTCATCTACACCGACGAGGACGGACAGCCACGGCTGTATTCCCCGGACCCGCGGCAGGCGTTCGTTATCTATGACGATACAGTACGACAGAAGCCGGTCGCCGGGGTGTATTATTACCCGCTCCACGACAGCGTTACCGACCGGGACACCGGGTATTCCGTGTATCTCTGCGATTCGGAAAATGTCATGCATTTCACGACTGACACGGGCTTTTCTGTCACGGGCGAACCTGAGAGCAGACCGCACGGAATGGACGGCGTTCCGCTTATCGAGATATACAACAACTCCACCTGCGGGAGCGACTTTGAGCCGGTGCTTTCGCTTATAGACGCGTACAACACATTGCAGAGCGACCGCGTGAACGACAAGGAACAGTTCGTGGAAGCGATACTGCTTATCAAGGGTTCTGTCCTCGGGGACGACAACGACGAGAAGTCCGAAAATTACAAGGCGCTCCGTGAAAATGGTCTGCTGGAGCTTGACGCAGACAGCTCCGCCGAATGGCTGATCCGTCAGTTTGATGAGAACAGCGTGGAAGTCCTCCGGAAATCGCTGGAGCAGGATATACATAAGTTCGCGAACGTCCCCTGCATGAGCGACGAGAGCTTCGGCGGGAACGCTTCCGGCGTTGCAATGCGCTACAAGCTCCTCGGGTTCGAGCAGATAACCAAGATAAAGGAGCGCTATTTCCGCGAGGGGCTGAAAGAGCGGCTGCGGCTTCTCTGCAGCTGGCTGGACTTCACGGGCATGGCGAAAATAGACAGCGGGGATATCACGATACAGTTCACCAGGGCGCTTCCGGTCAATGAATCGGAGATAGCCCAGCTTGTTTCGGAGCTTCGGGATTTAGTCCCGCGGGAGATACTGCTCGGGCTTCTGCCCTTTGTGGACGACCCCGAGGGAGCCGCCGAAAAGGTCAGGGAGCAGCAGAACGATTTCCCGAACTTCCCGCCGGATATGACTGATGAACAGCCGTGATTACTGGGAGCGCCGCGCCGCTCAGGACATGTACGACCGCATGGGCACCGCCGAGGACGCCGCCGCAGAAATGAACGCCGCGATACAGCAGACCTCCGCATATCTCGAAAAGGAAGTCAAGGCGGTCATGCGCGGAATGCAGTCGTTTGGCATTTCGGAAGCGGAAGCCCGGGAGATACTGAACGCCGCCGGTGACGGGACGGCGCTCCAGAGGCTCCGGAAAGCAGCACAGCAGGTCGGCGACCCGGAAAAGCGGGAAGCGCTGCTGAACGCGATAAACAGCGCCGGGGCGTACCGCTACCGCATAACCCGGATAGAGGAGCTGAACAGGGACATCAACCGCCAGTGCCGGGAGCTGTACAAGACCGAGAACCGGCACATCACGTCCGCGCTGCGGAATGTCGCAGAGGACAGCTACTATCACGAGATATTCAGCATTCAGAAAGGCACGGGGCTGGGTTTCAGCTTCTCGAAGTTCCCCCGGCAGGACGTTGACCGCATTTTGCGTTCCAACTGGTCGGGCGGGAATTATTCTCAGCGTATCTGGAAAGATGTGAACGGAATGACGGCGCGGCTGAAAAGTGAACTGCTGGTCAGTATGCTTTCCGGGCGCTCCAACGAAAAGACCGCGCGGATATTTCAGGAGCAGTTCGGTGTTAATGCGTTCTGCGCCCGGAGAATCGTCCGGACGGAGAGCGCATATGTCGCGAACGCTGCGCAGGCAAAGGCATATGACGAAGCCGGGATAGACCGTTACAGATTCATAGCCACCCTCGACAGCCGCACCTGCGAGTGCTGCGCCGCGCTGGACGGCAAGGTGTTCGAGCTTGCAAAGGCGAAGCCCGGCACGAACTACCCGCCCATGCACCCGTTCTGCCGCTCGACCACCATCGCGGATTTCGGCGATGACGAACTGGAGGGTCTGGAACGGCGGGCTAAGGATAAGGACGGGAATACGGTCAGGGTCCCGGCGGATATGACCTATGAGGACTGGCACAGGAAGTTTGTCGAGGGCGAAAAAGCACTTGACAAATCCGCGAAAAGTGCTATAATAAAGTCAGATGAAAAGCTGTCTGAATTAGGCAAGTTCAAAGAGAAGATACGTCTTGACGATCGCATGAGCGGTGAATATTATCAAGCCACCAAAGACAAGTTTTCTCATGGAACGGACAATGCTAAAGCTGTATTTAACAAATACGTTTCGGCGGAGTCAGTTGCTGACTCCGAATATGCAGGTATATCTCATTACAACCCCAATGACAAGAAAATTTATATGAACTATGCATTGGATTTGAACAACGAGCGCGGCGCGTGTGCAACTTGGTTTCATGAGCACGGGCACTTGATTGATGATATGGCTGGAAAGATATCAGACAATGCCGATTTCAGAAAGGCTCTCGATAATGATTACCTTTCGTATATGAAACAATACGGCAAAGCAAACGGCTTGAAAACATTCGACAAGGTTCAATCTGCTATCGGGAAAGACCTTTCAAACATGAGGGAACATTCTGCTGTATCCGACTTACTCAACGGGCTTTCCAAGGGTAATATCGTAGGCATTGCCAGTCATAGCCCGGGTTACTGGTCAGATGATTCGGTTTATTGTTCTGAGGCTTTCGCTCATATGTTTGAAGCACAGTTCGACAAGGTGCGGTATGCCGAAATGAAAAAGTATTTTCCGACAGCGTTAAAAAAATTTGAAGATATGTTAGGAGGTTTGGTATAATGCTGACATCAAAATGCGTATGGGCTTACAGAGAACAATTTCACAACAACGATTGCACATTTGCCGAGCCGAGCAACAACATCATGGTCGTTGACCCTGACACCGGGAAAGCCCATATCAGCCCCAGCAGCGAAACTGAAAAAGAATTTATGGACAGACTTGACCGTAGCGAACGCTTACACCGTAATCTTTTCTTTGAGGAATGGGAAGAGTTCGTTATAAGACCCGGCATTCTTTATTAATTTAAGCACCTTGTACAAAAGCGAGGTGCTTTTTCATTCCAATAACCAAGCGCTCCAACGGGGCGCTGTTTTTATGTTCCCGATATTAATGTCGGGAACATCACGGGAACGCAGCGCGGCAAGATGACGTGCATACAGTTACGGGCAGATAGGTCATTTATGCCCGGAATAATGACCAGTGGGGGCAGGACCCGCCGTTTCCATCATATTCGCACGTTGAGAAATCAGCGTGCTTTTTTATCGCCCGAAACACGCTCAAGGCGTTAAACTGCGCGCGGATAACAGTCATACGGACTTAAAACGGAGGTAACTATGGCAGACGAAACACAGACCACTCAGGCAACACAGGAGCAGGGCGGCGCTCAGACCGCCGGAGGTGATCCTAACGTATCTGCCCCCGAATCGGAGGGGGAGACCAAAACCGACAAGCCCAGCGAAAGAACATTCACGCAGGCGGAACTCAACAAGATCATCGCGGAACGCCAGAAGCGCTGGGAGAAGAAAGCGGCGGACGAAAAGGCGGAAGCCGAACGCGTTGCCGCAATGACCGCAGAGGAGAAGTCGAAGCACGAGCGCGAGAAGCAGGAAAAGGCTCTCGCAGACCGTGAAGCCGCTCTCACGAAGCGGGAGCGCACCGCCCTCGCAAAGGAATACCTCGCGGAGAAGAACGTCCCCGCCACGCTCGTGTGCGCTGTGGATATCTCCGACCCCGACGGTATCGAAACCAGCGCGGCGGCAGTCGCAAAGGCTTTCGCGGACGCAGTCAGCGCGGAGGTAGCAAAGAAGTTAGCCGGAGCTCCCCCGAAAAAGGGCGCACCCGGCGCAAAGGACCCATTCCTTGACGGACTGGGAGTATAACAGGAGGTTAATTTATGGCAGTAAATCTTGCAACAAAGTATTCGGACAAGGTAGACGAAGTATTCAGGCTCGGGGCGCTCACCACGGCTATGGCAGGCGGCGCGTATGAGTTCACCGGTGCGCAGACCGTAAAGGTCTACAGCATGGGCACCGCTGAAATGAACGACTACAAGGCGACAGGCTCCAACCGCTACGGCAACCCCGAGGAGCTGGAGGACACCACCGAGGAACTGACCCTCACTCAGAAGCGCTCGTTCACGTTCACCATCGACGCCACTAATGCGGTGGATTCCCCGGCTGGTATCCGCGACGCGGCAAAGGCGCTCCGCAGACAGCTCGATCAGGTCGTTATCCCGGAGGTGGATACCTACCGCTTCAGGATCGCCGCGAACAAGGCTAAGCACGTTGCGGTCAGCACCACCAGCAATTCCACCGCATACAGCGATTTCCTCGCGATAAACAGCGCTATTTCTGATGACGAGGTGCCTGCGGTCGGCAGAGTGGCGTATGTTTCCAACGCGTTCCTTAACGCGATAAAGCAGTGCGACGGCTACACTAAGGCTTCCGAGCTTGCGCAGAATATGCTCATTACCGGGCAGGTCGGCGATGTTGACGGCGTGAAGATAGTCGCAGCCCCGAAGAACAGAATGCCCGCGGGCGCGTCCTTTATCATTGCTTACAGTGAATCCGTGTGCTCTCCGGAGAAACTCGCGGAATACAAGATACACGACAATCCTCCCGGTATCGCGGGTCACCTTGTCGAGGGTCTGGTGTACTACGACGCGTTTGTCACCGAGAACAAGAAGTGCTCCGTCGGCGTTCACTTCGGCGCTATGGGCGATATCAGTGTATCCATGACCGCCGCTGATTCCGGCAGGGGCAGACTGAAAATCGCGCGCAACGCGGCGGGTAAGCTGATGTATAAGGCTGATTCCTCCGTTACCGTCCCGAAGTTCGGCGCGGCGGCTACCGGATTCACCGAGGTGCCTGCGGACGGTATCATCACCGCGGCTGCCGGGAACAAGGTCGCTGTCGTTTCCGTTGTGGACGGCAAGGTCGTAGCGGCTTCCGCCGTATTCGACGCGGCGGTCGGCGCATGACCCCGCTGGAGCGGTTCAAGCTTATCGCCGGGATAACGGACGATTCGCAGGACGGGCTTATAACCACCCTGCTTTCGGACGCGGCGGATTCCGTCCGCGACTATATCGGGCGGGAGGAAGTCCCGGCGCGGCTGATATCCGTGCAGGTTCAGCTTGCGGTCATCGCGTACAACAAGCGCGGCGCTGAGGGCGAATCCTCCCGCAGCGAGGGCGGGATATCCCAGAGTTTTGACGGGCTTCCGCCGGAGCTTCTGGCGCGGCTGAAAAACTATCCCAGAAAGGCGGGGGTGCTTTATACGGCTGATTCAGAACAGGCTTAAAACGTTCCCGCTTTTCCGTCCGGCGGCTTCAAAGAGCGGCTATATCGGCACCGATACGCGCTGGGAGCCTGCCGGAAATATCCGCGCGGAAGTCCAGCCGCTCAGCGATAACGCCACCGCCGAGCAGTACGGCGTGAAATTCAGCCGCTCGGTGGAACTCCTCTGCGATACCGGCACGGATATCCGCGAGCGCGACCGGGTGGAGCTGCCGGGCGGCACCTACGAGGTCAGAGGGGTGACTACCTACGGCAACGTCAGAAAGGCGGTGTGCGAGCTGATATGACGATACAGGAGCTTATCAAGAAAATGCAGTCCGTCCGCGCGGACAGCAGCGCGGTGCTCGACCGCGCGCTGCTCAAAGGCGGAGAAAAGATACGCGGGAACGCCGTGCTTCTCTGCCCGGTGGACACCGGCGAGCTTCGGAACAGTATCCGGGTACAGCGGCTCGCGCCGGGCGTAGTCACGGTCGGGACAAACAAGGAATATGCGGTGTTCGTTGAGTTCGGCACCGGCACGATGGGAGACCCGGGCGTTCCGCATACGGCGAAGCTTTACTGGCGCTGGCAGGACGAACAGGGCAACTGGCACACCTCGCACGGGCACAGGGCGCAGTCGTTCCTCCGGGCGGCGGTCGGGAAGAACGAGGAAAAGAAGATATACGCCATCGTCGCGGAGGAACTGAGAAAGGCTATAGACAATGCTTGATATCAACATCATTATTCCGCCGCTGGTGGAAGATATCGTCCGGCTGGAACCGCAATACCCGGAGATAGTTCCGGAGTTCCCTCTGGCGATACTCACGCCGCTTGATGTCGGCTCGGGTACGATAATTTCCGGCGAGGAGCGGCTCGCGGCGGTGTCATTTCAGATAGACGTATACGATACAAATTTGCAGCGCTGCACTGAAACGGCGCTGAAAATATCCGCGCGGCTTATCTCCCGTGGATTCGTCCGGAACGCCGGCGCGGATATCCGGGAGGACGGACTGCACCGCCGCACGCTTACGTTCAGCGCAGCGATAGACGAACAAACAGGATTAGTTTACAGGAGGTAAATATGGAGCTTTTAACAAAGGACACGCACCTTGATTTTTCATCGGACGGTATTGCATGGAGCGAGCTGTACGGCATGGACAGCTATCCGGACATGGGCGGCGACCCGCCTAAAGTAAAGGTATCGAATATGCGCGACAGCAACGAGCGCTATATCGGCGGCATTCCCGATGTCGGGGACCTGAAATTCAGCTTCTTCTACAACAAGGAAACTGCGGACGACAGCGGGAAAATGATAAAAAAGGCTTTCGCGAAGCTGAAAGAACTTGAAGAAGCAGGCGACAAGCTTCACTGGAAGCTCAGTTTTCCAGACGGCACTTCCTATGCGTGGGAGGGCAAGCCTACGGTATACATGAACAGCGGCAATGTCGGCGACGCGATGAAATTTACTCTCAGCATATCGCTGGAAAGCAAGCTGGCATGGTCGGAATCTTAACGGAGGGCGCAGAGTATGACAGGAGCATATCTTAAAATTTCAGAGGACAGGAGCCTTGAACTTCGCTTCACGGCGCGGCGCGCGGAAAAGCTTGAAAACGAGCTTGACTGCGACCTGCTCCGCGGGCTTTCCCGCTGCCAGCGCGTGGGAGTGCTGACCCGCTTTATCGCGTGCGGCGCGGATATCCCGCATGATGAAGCCTGCAGCGCCTTTGACGAATACGTTGAAAACGGCGGTACTGTAGACAGCGCCGCAGAGGTCATCGTGACCGCGCTCAGGAACGGCGGGTTCATCTCGCAGGCGGCGGTGGACGCGGCAAAAAAAATCCAGGGTCAGCTCCTCGACCGTGCAGCGCGGGGGAACTGATAGCCCGTCTTAAAGAAACGGCAGTGGACTGCGGCGCTTACACGGAGCAGTTCTACGACCTCACGCCGGCTGAGATATCCGACCTCACCGCTTCGGCGGTAAAGCGCCGGAATTATGAAGCGCGGTCACGGGCGGCGTTCGCGTGGCACACGGCGTATCTGACCGGATTCGCGGTGAACGTTCCACGGAGCTTCCCGCGGTCGCCGGAGCAGCATTTCAGATTCCTGGCGCAGGAGGACGACGTTCCGGCATGGAAGCGCTCGCAGGCGGCGATGGCGAGGATAGCAGCCGCGCACAATCAGCATTACAGAGAGGGGGACGGCTCATGACCGTTGAGGAACTGAATATAGTCGTTTCCGCGAACGACCGTAAATTCAATGAAGCGATTGACGATGTGATAAACCGCCTTGAAGACATTGAAGAACATTCTCGCGAATCGACCGACAGCATCGGCGGTATGTTCTCGAAGCTGGGGAAAATAGCTGCGGGTCTGGGGCTTGGAAAGGTGATCGGCGACAGCATTATGTCCGGCGGCGAGCTTGAACAGCAGCTCGGCGGCGTTGAGGTGGTTTTCCGGAAGCACGCGGATTCTATGAAGAAAGCCGCTTTGACCGCATTCGAGGACATGGGGCTTTCCGAATCCGATTATCTTGCAAAGGCAAACAAGATGGGAGCGCTGCTTAAAGGCTCGGGGTTCGATACCGGGTACGCGGCGGATATGTCCCAGCGGGTAATGCAGCGGGCTTCTGACGTTGCTTCCATCATGGGCGTTGACGTCAAGGACGCGATGGAAGCAGTCACCGGCGCGGCAAAGGGCAATTTCACGATGATGGACAATCTCGGCGTTGCCATGAACGACACCACACTGCAGGCTTACGCGCAGGAAAAGGGGCTCGGCAAGCTCGAAACCACGCAGCAGAAGGTCAGCGCGGCAATGCAGATGTTCCTTGACAAGACAGAATACGCCGCCGGGAACTACTCCCGGGAGAACGATACGTTTTCCGGCTCGCTGACTACTGCAAAGGCTCAACTGGATAACCTTACCGCCGACCTCGGTACCCGGCTTCTGCCGACTGCGACAACGCTGGTCACGATGGCGCGGGACGGTCTGGAGCTTATTTCCCCGCTGGTGACATCTCTCGGAGAGGGCTTGAACAGTGCGGGACAGTATCTGCTGAATATGTCGCCCAGCGCAAAGACAATGCTTGGGATAGCAGTGGGAGCGGCTGTAGCTATCCCGGCTGCGACAAAGGCGCAGGCGCTCTGGAAAGCGGTAAACGCTGGGTGGAGCGCGGTGCTTGACGTACTCATTCCGAAAGAAGTCACACGCGCCACCATACTTAAAGCTACGGCGGGCTGGCTTGTCATCATCGCGGGACTGCTTGCCGTGGTCGCTTCCGTAGGTGCGACCGCCCGGGAAATGAGCAGCGGCGAGGGCGCGGCGATGGAGGAGACCGCCGCAGGAGCCGGCAAGGCGGCCGAAAGCACCGACGACCTCTCGGACAGCATGGCGAATCTCGGAAAAAGCTCGGACGCGACAAAAAAGAAGCTTGCCGACATCGACACACTGAATATTTTCGATTCCGGAAGCAGCACCGGCGGTATTGATTTCAGTGCGATAACCGACGGCGCGGACAGCGCAAAGGATTCAGTAGCGGGGCTGACGGACGGCATTGATGAAGCTTCTCTCGGGCTGGACGAGCTGAACGGCAAAACCAAGGGGTTCAGTCTTGGAAATATCGGAGATACATTCAGGCAGACATTTTCCGATATCGGCACCGGGTTCGGCACGATGATAGACGCATTCAATTTCGACAGCGATACGCAGCTTACAAGTCTCCGTGTGCTGGATTATAAAATCAGGGCGCTTTTCGGTGATGACTGGTCGGATTTCTGGACGAATGTGGGAAGCACGTTGTACCGGGCTTTTGGCGAGAACAACAGCGAATACGACCGGTCAATGGCGCTTAAAGATTTAGATGATTTTCTAGGAGAAATAGACGAAAAAGTATCAGAGTGGTTTGATTCGTGGACAGGGGGATTCGGTACATGGTGGAGCAACCTCTGGCAGGGTATCGGACATTCCTTTAACGCTGGGAAAATGGAACAGGCTGCCGCCGATTCTCAGAAATATTCCAGCTTGTACGCAGATATCAGCAGCGCGCTTGTCGCCTATCTTCGGCAGGGCAATGATGAGGATACAGCGCTGAAGCTGGCTAAAGACAAGTATCTGGGCGAAAACCGCGATACTGACGCGGCAAGGTACTACAGAGAGCATGGCTATGACGAGCAGCTCAACTATCTGTATGCGCATGAGCTGAAAGAACTGCTGGAGGAATCAGGGCAGGTGACAGGCGCAGGCTATGAATACGCGGATCACACCGCGCCGCAGAGCGGAATCCCACAGGGAATATACAGCGGCGGGGCGATGACCGGTCCGGTTCAGCTTCCGGACGTCGCGGCTTCTCCACAGATAATCGAGTTCCACAATTATATTGACCTTGACGGTCGGGTTATCGGCGAGAGCGTTACGCAGTATCAGAACGGCGAGCAGACCCGGTCAAACGGGTATTGACATTTTGCAAGGTTTGTGGTATTATGTTTACAAATCTAAGCAACATTGGAGGTACGCAAATGGAAACGCAGAAACAGGAAAACAATCAAGAAGGCAGGGTCGGCGCTGAGCTTGCTGTGTTGAATGACACCGCAACAGATATTCACGCTGAACTTACAGCGATAAACGCAAATCTGGCTGTCGCGCTTGAAAGTTTGCAGGTAATGGAAGAAAAGCAGCACAAAATGGCTAAAGATTTGAAGTCCATAAAGACTGTAGCTGTATTTTTCCTTATCTTGACACTGATATCGCTCATACCAGTCGCTAGTTTGTTTATACGCACTTGCACGGGCGGGTAAACAAAACTTGAACATGCTGCGCTCTTGAAAAAGGGCGCATTTCTTTTGTCTGAAAGGAGGTACAGATGGCGTCAATAATTAAGATAGACGGCATAGAAATGCCCGCGCCCAGCAGCTTCAAGCCGCTCTACAAGGACTACGACAGCAAAAACTCCGGGCGTTCGGAATCAATGATAGCAACTCGCGATATAGTCCGGTCGGACGTGCGGAAGATGTCGTTCACATGGATAGTCCAGACCCCCGACCTGCGCGCTATCCGCGAAGCTATAAGACCTCCGGAGCTGGAGGTCACTTTTTTTGATATAAACCAGCCCGAAAGTATTCAATACAGCACGATGAAGTGCTATGCCGACCCGACCCGCGAGCCGGAGGTGCTGCGCTGGGACGATTCCGACCCTGAGAAAACATGGTGGAGCTTTTCCACCTCATTCACGGAGTATTGATATGTACGATGTTTCAGAAAAATACACCAGCCTGATAAAATCGCCGGTGCGATATACTGGCATAAGGGGCGCGATAAGGCTTAAAGATGGCAGCACCATATCTATCAACGATGACGATATAGCCGCCGGTTCGCTTTCCATTACGCACAAAATGAACGGGCGCGGCGACCTCAGACCCGGCGGTGTGTATTCCGGTGAGCTTTCCGTTACGCTGAAAGACTTCCACGGGACAACGGGCGACCTTGACGGAGCGGTCATCAAGCTGACGTTCGTTCTGTTTCACGACAGCAGCATGCTCCTGTCGGAATCAGAAATGATACCGCTGGGCAGCTACTATGTGGACGGTTCGTCGATAAAGCGCCGCAGCAAGGAGGTTTCGTTTTCCGCATATGACGGTATGGCGGTTTTCGATATAGCTGCTACCGAGCGTACAGGCAAGCTATATGAGCTGGTGACGGGCGCATGCGACGCGGCGGGTATAGAGATAGGAATGTCCGAGCCGGAATTTGAAGCCCTTCCAAACGGGGGGCGTACCGCGACAGTCAACACCGCGCGCATACAGACCGAACGCGACCTGCTGATGTACGTTGGAATGATGACTGCTTCGTTTGCGCGGATAAGCCGCGGTTACAAGCTGGAGTTCGTTCCGCTGACCTGTATAAGAACGCCCGGCGGCGTTATAACTCCGGTGCGGGAGATAGCGGGGAATATCCGCTATAATACCGAGTTTTCGGACGATGTTACCTGCATTGCAAAGCTGTTCACCCGCCGGAACGGAAAGGCTGTTTTCTCAACAATGAACATAACGGCGGGCGGCAGTGAAAAGCTCACGGGGCTGGAGCTGAATGAAAATCCGCTGCTTGCCGAGCTTGATGATTCCGATGTCGTTTCAGTACTGAACAGCGAGCTTTCGGAGCTTTATCAGTGCCTTAACCGCGTGTATGATTCGGATTTCAACGGGGACCCTGCGCTTGACGTTGGGGATTACGTCCGTCTGAGCGGCGGGGCGATAGATACCAGCCGCGGTTACGCGACCGGAATGATAACCTCCCAGACATGGCGCTACCGGGGTCAGCACACCATAAAATGTACAATGCCGTCATCGCTTACGGCGGTCAGCAGTATCGACCTGCAGTCAAGCGCGGTGGCGGTATATTCCGATACAGGCATGCCCGGGAATCAGAGAGTACAGCCGAAACCCCAGCTTGAAAAGCGTGTGGACGCGCTGGAGGCTTCATCTGGCTGTGACGGAAAGCTGCACGACGTTAACAAAAGCAAAGCAGTAGGCTATTTATCCAAAAATACCGACGATGATATCACAACAATACAGATTGACGGAGACGATGGCAAAGAGGATATGGCTATACGGTGTTCTCAGAAATTGAGCTATATGGGTATGACCTTAATGGGCAGTGACGGAGTTCAGGATGGAACAATTGAGGTTTATGCAGGGGAAATCAATCTGAGCTCCGGAGGAAACCATATATACATCGGTCATAGCCCGGGCGGCAGCATTGAAATTTCAAGCGGCTCGGCAAGGATTATTGTGTACGGCAGCGCCAGCAGTTCATCATCTGGTTCTTTTGGAATCCAAGCGGGAAACAGTATGGTGACTTTTGAAAACGGCAGTTTATATATTAACGGCAAAAAGGTACTCACAGAATAACGGAGGTAAATCATGACAATAAAAACAATCACGCTCGCGGGGACTGAGACCCGCGCGGCGTACTCAGGCGGCGCGAACGCGTGGCTTCGCAACGACAGCACAGGGACTGTGTACGCTTCCGCTGCACCCGGCGTTACCGCAGGCGCGGACGGCGTTGTCAGCATTCCTGCGGGCGGCAAGGCGGTAATCTACGGCGCGTGCGGGGCGGTCTATCTGCTCGGCACCGGTTCGGTGCTGCTGGTCGGCTCGGACTACACCGCAAGCCCTTTTGATTCGTCCGCAGCTTCCGGCGGCTCGGGCGCGGACGATGTAGCAAGAGCCGCTATAGAAGCGCACGCAGCGGATACGGATATTCACGTCACCGCCGCAGATAAGGCGCGGTGGAACGTGCTGAGCAATCCGAATCTGCTGATAAATCCGGATTTTCGGATTAATCAGCGGGGGCAGTCGGAATATTCTATTTCTTCTTACGGGTACACAGTTGACGACTGGCGGCAGTTTGCAAGCAAGTCAACGCTTAATGATGGCTTCATCACGCTGGAAGCGACAGATCAGAATAAAGTAGGAGCGTTTCGGCAATTCATTGAAAACAGTTCATCGCTGGCGGGAAAAACAGTCACAATGTCGGTGGACTGGGACTTGCTTGTCGAGGGTACGAAATGCACTATGCAGCTGAAATGCAATAATCAGTGGTCGGATATGATTGAATTTACCGAACTTGGGCGGCGCGTGGATTCTATCACGGTGGATATTCCTGCAGAGCTGTCCTCTAACATCGAATTTGCGCTGATGATTCAGCCGTCCGGCGGGGATGGAGTTTTCGGGAAAATCAATCTTTACAGCGCCAAACTTGAAATAGGCGGTCACGCAACGCCGTTCATACCGCCTGACCCGGCAACAGAACTGGCAAAGTGTCAGCGGTATTTGCTGAAAATCAACGCTTTTGAGGCGTTCCGGGCGGTCTACGTCCTGCCGGACTACGTGGACTTCAGCATTCCCACGCCAGTTTCCATGCGAGCTGGCGCGATAAGCATTACCGGCGATTACAATATTTATCCGTTCCCGATAGCCGCGCCGGTTTCGGGGTTCACTGCGGTTATTCAGGTTTACGGGCAGAATCAGTTAAGGCTGCGCGCGACCAAAACAGCGCATGGGCTTACCGACGCGGTACTGACTATTCCTGATTCTAAGTTCATGCTTTTATCGAACGAGCTTTAAGGAGGTTTTTAATGGACAAGCTTGAAAAAATCGGATTCACGGCGCTGCTTTCGGCGCTGTTCGCGTGGCTCGGCGTGGTAGCCGTGCCGTTTCTGCTGCTGGTGCTGCTCCAGCTCATCGACTACGGCACCGGGCTTGCGGCGGCGAAGTACCGCAGTGAGAAGATAAGCAGCTACAAGTCGTTCCGGGGAATCGTGAAAAAGATATGCATGTGGCTGCTGGTGCTAGTCGGCGGCGTGATGGACTGGCTCGTTACATACGCTGCGAACAACATCGGGTTAGAACTGGAAGTTTCGTTCGTGTGCGCTATTGTGGTCTGCGCCTGGCTCATGTGCAACGAGGTGATCTCTGTGCTCGAAAATATGATAGATATAGGCGTGAAGCTGCCGCCGTTCCTGATGAAGCTTGCTAAGCGTATCAGGGGCGAAATCGAAAAGAAAGCTGATACGAAAGAGGAGGATAGCAATGACAATAAATGACAGCCTTATTCCGGCGAACAAATACAACCGTCCGGGAACGAAGTCCAGTCCGAAGCGTATCTGCGTGCATTACACCGGGGACCGCGGGGCTTCCGCTGCCCGGCTGGCGCAGTTCTGGAAGAATGTCGCGGCGGGAATGTTCCCGGACAAGCCGAACAGCTGGACGTCGGCGCAGTACATAGTCGGGCTTGACGGCGAGGTCATCAGGTGCGTCCCGGACGGCGAGACAGCTTACGCCGCTGCGAATCAGAACGCGGACACAATCCACATCGAGGTATGCTACAAGCAGAAGTCCGGCGCGTTTGAGGAGAAGTCCATCGAAGCATTGCGCGAACTTGTCCGCAGCCTGATGGCTAAGTACAAAATCTCGGCGGCAAAGGTAGTCCGGCACTACGACCTCACCGGAAAGTACTGCCCGGCGTACTACGTTGACGAAAACCGATGGGCGGCTCTGCACGAGCGTATCACAGCCGAGCCGAAGTCCGCGGTGCTTTACCGCGTGCAGGTCGGGGCGTTCAGCAGCAAGGAGAATGCGGAAAGCTATGCCGCTAAAATCAGGCAGGCGGGATTCAATGCGTTCGTTGTGCGGGTTAAATAATGATTTCCCCGGGGCGCTGGCTCCGGGGATTTTTTTTATGTAAAACCGACATGAAAACCGACATGAAAAGATGATTACAGTGCTGCAATGCGATATAATGAGGCAAAATAACTGGTTC